CGCCTGTTTCTTCAATTACAGCCGATGACCTTTCTAACGCACGCTCACGCCGTGGCCCTGCCTTATAGTCATCAATGCGAACGCCAAACTTGCGCTGTATCTCTGCAAGTCTCTGCATCTTAAATATGCGGCGCATATCAGAAACAATGGGGTTCTCATACTCAGCAGGATCAGGACGGCGCGGGTCTGCTTCGTCAAGGTAAGAGCCGCGAGTACGCTGCTCAAATGCAGGATCTTCAAACATCTTCTCGATCTCTGCGTCAGTCATACCCTCTTCTTTAAGTCTGTCCCGATAGCCTCTATTGCGAGTATGCAGATAAGTAATGCCACCAAAGTCAGCACCAAACACCTTGCCATTTAACTCTTCGTTTTTCTTTGCGCTATACCCAAGATAACGCTTCAAAGTAGCCATGTGTTCGGTGTTCAACTCTCCGTCAAGCACACCCTCAAGACGCTTAATAGAGTCATCAAAACTAGACCCCATTTTGCCTGCAGCAAAATCCAACAATGCGCCTTTAGCTCTGGTGCTTTCGTTAATCACCTTAATTACAGGTACAAGTTCTTCTGATAGCCCATCTAGTTCTTTATTGACGATGCGTAGCGCAGTTTCATCTGCTGCTTGATATCTTCCGCCAACGTCATTGCTTACACGGCGCATTAACCTGTCAGAAACGCCAGTAAGTTTATCGTCGTAAAAACTTTTAATTGCGCCTGTCAGCCCCGTCCACAACTCACCAGCTGTTTGTGCTTCAGACAGCGGCTTTCTGGTGTACTGAGGATTGTCTACTTCGGTATACACAGCCGCATCTTCAGCTTCATCAATAGCTCGCTGCGCTGACTGCGTATCAATGTCGTATATCTCTTCAGCTACATCGTCAGCTTCTGTCTTTAAGCCACCTTGAGCCTTCGGCTTTGTAGCAACATCAACTAATTTTCCTAAAGTTAAACCAGCAAAACTGCCAGCAAGACCACCTAAAACCCTATCCTCAAATGTATCGCCACTTGCAGCGCCATAAAATCCACCTTCAATTGCTGCGCCTTCAGCAAGACTAGCGCCTGCTTTGGTTAAAGCCTTGCCAGCAACCAAACCAGTAGGAATTGCGCCAATAATTTCTAACGGTAAAGCATACTGACCAAGCACAGGATTTTCTTTTTTAAACCGCTTGCGAGCATCTTCGTATTCTTTCTTTGCTTCTGAATACGTCTTTTCAGAAGTAGCAGCTTTTGCAATTGACGCAAGCTCGCCTAATGTTCCAAAGGTTACTCCCTCACCAAACTCAACAAGCAAGCCTTTTCCAGCCGCTTTGTCTCGCTCAATGCTTTTTCCAATAAGATCAATAGACTCTTGAGGAACAACAAAGTCATCCTGCTGTAATTGTTCTGGCTGGATGTATTCATCAAGCGCGCTTTGTGGAACAACAAAATCTTGGTTGCTCATCAGAGAACTCTTCCCCCAACCTCTTGAGCCTGAGTCATAGCTCGTTGCTTGCTTGCATCAGACTCCAATCGAGCTAACGCAGCCCTGCGAACTGCTGGGTCATTAGGATCTTTGTAGTTGTCATCCCCTGGTTTAGCCCCAGAACTAGCATTGGTTGCGGCAATGACTGCGTTAATAGCTGAGTCTGCTTCGCTTGCCTCTTGAGCTTCTACCTCCTGAACATTTTGCATTTGCTCAAATTGTTTTTTAAATTTGCCGCGAACCCAATCAACTGAAATTTGTTTTATTTCCAAAGGAGTTTTCCCTTCTGAAAGATCAAATAATTCTTGAAGCTCTTCTTCTGACAGGTCATCAATTCTGTCATTAAGATCAGCAAAAATATTAAGAGAAAGGTCTGCTCCTGGCTCATTTTGTATGTCTCTTAAAGCCTGTCTTGCCTGCCCTCTTGCTTCGCCTCCTGAAACTTCTGTAATACCTCGCAAAGCAATAGCTCTTGTAGCTGCAGCTTCCGATGCAACCAAATTAATAAACTCTTTTCTGTCAACAACGGCATCGCCAGTTAGCGTGTAACCTGTAGCTTTAAGCCTTTCTTTTTGCTCATTCGTCAAAGGTTTTCCTGGCTGTTCATCACGCAAGTTTTGAACTTCAATATCCAGCTTTTCTAGCTTTAGCTGAGTTTCTTCAAAGTCAGTAACGTATTTGCCAAGGTTCAAATTATTCGCTCTTTCTGTAATGCTTTTATACTCTTTAGAATCTTTCGGAACAGAAGAAAGCATTGCAATAATAGACTTGCCTCGCTCTTCTCGCAGCGCTTCGGTGCGTTGCAATTGCTGAAGCTCAGATTGATATTTTATTGTGTCGGCTTCTGTTACAGCCGCGCCGTTTTGTTTCATTTGTGCAAGCCGCTCTTCAAGCGCCCTACGCTGACGCTCTTCAAAAGGCGCTACCTCAAAAAGCTCTCCTGCCGCTCTACGAGCATCTTGCTGTTGAAACTGCTCAAGCGCCTGCTCAGTCTGCAAGATTGACCTAGCTGTATTGCTTTGCTGTTGAGTCTGGGTTGCTGCGCGTTGACCAGAAACAGTAGATAGCCCTTGAGTAATTAAACCCCTGGCTTGTCTGCTCTTAGTTCCTGTCAGCATCCCGTCTAGCGTTTGAGTTACCTCATTAAGAAGCCTCATATCGCCTTGCTCTTGGGCTACCTGCGCTTTACGCAAAAGCTCTAGTGTGGCTTCTTCAGTTGCACGTTCCTCTGCCTCCTGCTCTCTGCGCTCTACACCAAGCATCCCTGCACCAATAGACATGCCCGCTGCCCGAGCAAAGTTCGGGTTAGCCAGCTGTCCTAGTACAGAACCGCTCAGTCTTAAATTTGCACCTCTAGCCATGGCTTAGCCCTCAAGTAAAAATATTTTTAATAAAGTCAAACAACCCGCTGTCACTGCTTTGTGCGCCAGCTGCCAACACTCCAGCACCTACATTACCGATAAGGTTGGCTTGTCCCAGACCAGATGCTAACAACGCATCAATGCCCGTCATGCCTGCTTCGCCAAATAATCCGGTGCGGAACTGTTGAGACTGCTCTCGTAACTTGGCAGCGTTAAGCCCTTGCTGCAGCATATTTAGCTGAGCTGCCTCTGGTAACAAACCACCCTTTAATGCGGCAATAGACTGTTGAAGCTCAGATGCCTCAAGCGCCTCACGACCCTGCATCAAACCTAATCCTGTTTGAGCAAAACCTAACCCGCGAGCCTGTTGTGCAGACTGCAGGTTCTGCAGCTGCCCAGCTAATGTTCCGCCAAGCCCTGTAAACTGCTGACCTAAAGCCCCCGCCTGCGCCTGCTCTGCCCTAGCTTGCTGCATAGCCTGCAACATAGCCGTGTTCTGAGCTTCTGCTTGAGCCTTTGACAAAGCAAGCTGCTCTGGTGTGCCGCCATAAAGGTTTGTAGTAACCCCTAAACGACCCTGTGTAGCTAGTCTTTCTTCAAGTTCTAGTCGCCTACGCTCTTCTTCTGGGCGTTGTGCTGCACGAATACGATCAAATACCTGCTGTTCTCTCTGAGCAACAGGCATACCCGCTTCCTGCATAAAACCCATGCCTTGAGATATAGCAGCATCAGTAGCTTGCGCTAAGGGAGAATAGCCAGAAATTGGCTGGTCAAGCGTTCCAGTAACCCTGCCAAGAAGATCACCACCAATTCCTCCTGCTTGAATTGCTCCTGCTGTTTCTCCAGAAACATCCTGCAAAGCCCTAGAAAACAATGCGTTTTGCAAAGATGCAGCGGTGCTAGTTAATTGTTGATTTAAACTCCCAGGTCCAATAACAGACTGTCCAGTTCCAGAAGTAACAGTAAATGGCTGAAACTGACCCTTACTATAAAGATCCGCAGCCAGCGCGCTAGACTGCGATAAAGCTGTATCTCCAACAGATCCCAGCTTTTCATAGGCTGTATTAATCGCAGCTAAGCCAGCGATATCACCAAAAAGCGACATTAGTAAGTCCCCCCGTCTATAGTGACTGTATCCGCACTACCAAGGTCAACCGTTACATTTCCTGTAATCGTTAACGCAGGGATCGTCACTGTCCCCGTAAAGGTGGGCGAGGCAATATTAGACTTTGAAGCCACTGCTGCAACAATGGCATCAAACTCCGTATCAAACTCACTACCACGAATAATCTTATTACTATCGCCAGAGGGCAACGTGTCCTTGGCGCCAAAGTTTGTAGTCTTGCTGTAATCACTCATACCGTTTTACCTATTAACGCCAATAAGTTTATTTCCTGAATCGATAAGATTGCGCCATTTATATCTGCTTCAATCCCAATCGTAATTGCTGTGCCATTACCGCTAGCCTGCACAGACTGCCTAGTAATCAAAATGCCGCCTGTATATTTATCGATGCCATATTGACTAACACCAAAAAAAGCTGGGTTTTGATCACCTACAGAAATTTCATAGTTTTTAAACGCTGACTCAAAATCATACGCCCATTTAACAAATACCTTTCCTTCATTCAAACCAACAAAAGTAGGACGTATTTTCTTAAGTAGTTTAATTCTGCTTGGATCTCCAAATGTTAAAGCAGGACTAAAATACCTAAACCTGTAAGACGATGTGTTGTCTGTATATCCATCATATTTCCCAATGCCATCCGAAGAACCAATAAACAAAGTTCCGTCTGTGTGGCGCGCAAAACATTTATGACCCACAGAAGTCCACCTAGTCACTCTATAAGCGTTGTTTTCTAATTTGCCTTTAAGATCAAAGCAGTAAACAGTTTGCTGGCTTGGAAAAGCTATAAGATAAAAAGAGTTTTCAGGGCTATATATAGAACAAACAGGTTCTGTCTCTAACGAAATAACCTCAATCAACTCTGTTTTAACATTGATACTCAAGTCTGATAAGGGCAAGGACTTTTCTTGAATTGTTCTGCCAAGGCTGCGAAGCCCCGCATGGGACAAAAACAATACGTCTGTACCAATACCCTGAATTGAATTGCGATCTACACAGCCAACACCGGACACGGTATCGGCTAGTTGCATTACTGCAGGGCTGTTGGCATTTTCGTAAACAAGAATACTGTGTGCGCCAAACACAACCAGCAAATTGTTATGCGCTGCTAACCCAACAATCTCGTCATAGCCATCAGGCCATGCTTTAGAGACATTTATTGAGCCGCTGCTTCCGCCTGTAAAGTCAGTACCATCAAGAAGATCAGACCAATAAATAGTCTGCGCTTCATTTGCGTTATCTGCTATCCAAAGTCGACCAAACGAAGAAACCGCCTCATTACACTTCAATGTAGCAGCAGTAGTATTGCTATTGACCGTACTAAAAGTCCTAACACCGTTAGCATTGTCATAAACTAACGGGTCAAAACCTCTCTGGAAAAAATACGCTTTGTTATTAAAGTTAACAATGCGCCAGTTATTAGCTGTGATCGTGTAAGACCCTGGCGTTGCATCAACAAGAGTAGTTGTACCCGTAATAATCTTGTTATTACCCGTACTAAAAATAACCTCGTTATTATCCTCATCATAAAAATGATGAACCCTGTGAATGCGATCTGAACCCAACACAGTCTTGTTAGTAGTTAAGACATTAATGCCCTTGCGAGACGCAATACGGCCTCGCTTATCAATTACCGCATTATCTGCAATATCTGCAAATGACGGGTCTTGCGCGATTGGAGAATCTTCCGTGTTTACCCCTTTAAAGCCAGGGGCAATCAAGTCAATGCTTTGTAATGGTTGTGCCATGACTGCTCCTATGGAGTGTAAAAGATTGTTTCTTCAGGGTGACGTTGAGCATCAAGAGCAATTGCATCTGACAAATACTTATCAGCAATAGCAAAGTACTCTGGGGTAGATGTTCCACCAGTTTCCCCTCGCTCCCTTGAAAGCAGCGCAACTGCAAGGTGAATAACAGGCTGGCTTGGAATTGCTAGTGTGTCTGTATTCGCGCTTAATGCCGTATTCCTAATTACTGCTTTTGCTTTCAAGCTATACACACCATCAGGCTTGGGATATACCTCAATCTGTGCATCACCATTGGTATCAACACCTGCATAGGTGTAGTACTCAGGCGCACCAGAAGCTGTGTTTTGAATAAAAAACTTATCGTCAAACCAGTTTTGAGTTTGATACGCCATCTCTAAATTTGAAGTATCGTTAATAAGATTTAACAGCTTTCCCTTGTCACCTGTCCCTGTTAGTGAATAGGTATAGTCATCAGCAGCCGTTGTGATTGTTAGTCGAGTTCGTAGTGCTGACCAATCCCAAGCAGCTTCAACCATCTCTTTGGCGTCATTAACAAAGTCTCCCGCCATTGTGCTGTAAGCGTCATTAGTAACAGATCCAACCGCGTCTTCTCGCAAGCGGCGAAGCACATTGTTTACCAGATCCAAATATGTCATGTGAACATTCCACCTGAATTGCGTTTAATTATTTCATCAAGCTCTTTTTCTGGAGTGTATGCCTCCAGTTTGGCTAGATAATCTTCATCTGTAATTTGTGCGCCTGTTGGTGTTGGCGCATCAAAATCAAGGCGATACATAAAATCTTGGGCTTTTGGTGGCGTAAATCCAGAGCTAATGCCCCCGCCTAAACCAATGCCTTTAAACAAATTAAGAACATCACCTTCTCCCCCAGCATCTTTTGTATCTCCCTCGCCATCTTTCACGCCGATAACGTCAGCTGCAGTTTCAGCATCTTTGGTATCAACTACCTGACCATTATCCTCGCCGCCTTCCTTGTCATCTCCGCTGCCTAGCTCGGGTTCTTTTTCTTTTGACTCTGGCTCAGCATCTTTTCCATTAATAATTTCGTCTATGGTTTCAGCGTCTTTAATAGGATTAGCCTGCATCTCTGCCTGCGTTTCACCCTCATCATCCTTGGTGTTTAAATCCTCGTCTGACTCTTCTCCCCCAGAATCGCCGCCATCATCCTTGTTGCCAATAATATCTCCAACAGTCTCAGCGTCTTTAATAGGGTTGGATAAGATTTCTTCTTGAGTTTCGCCATCCTGATCTTTGGTATCTAAATCCTCATCAGGGTCTTCTCCCCCTGGATCTCCTCCGCCATCTTTATTGCTAACAATATCCTCAACGGTTTCAGCGTCCTTTATAGGATTAGACTGAAGCTCTTCCTGTGTTTCGCCATCTTTATTATTGATATCAGCATCTTCAGACTCACCGTCTTTAGTGTCTGATTGTTCTTCTTCGCCGCCGTCAGGGCCGCCACCGTCAGGACCGCCAGAGTCTTTGTTATCTAAGACAATATCTATAATTGTGCCTAGTATTCCCTCACCATCTTTATTGCTAACATCAACATCTTGAGGCTCGCCATCCTTGGTATCGTTACTGCCCTCTTCCCCATTGCCGCCACCATCGCCATCACCGTCTACTCCATCCTTAGTGGTATCTGCTAAAGCGGAGTCTTCAGCATCTTTATCAATGCCTGCGTTATTGGCTACATTTTCAGTTGTATCCTTTTCAAGCTGTTCAGCAGCATCAGCATCCTTGTCCTTTTCGGTTTCTTCGGCATTGTCTTTTTGAGCGTTTTCAAGGTCGGTATCTTTTTGCTGCTGCTCTGCGTCATCTTTTTGACGCTCTGTATCATCTTTCTCTGATTGCTCAGCATCCTTGCCAACCTGCTCTGCGTCTTTTTCAGTCTGCTCTGCTTCAGTGTCTTTGTCGGCCTCTGCGTCCTTATCTTTCTCTGCAGATTCGTCAGCATCTTTGTCTTTCTCTGTTTCTTCAGCATCCTTTTCAGTTTGCTCGGCATCTTTTGCCTCAGACTCTTCATTCTTTTCTGCGTTTTCAGCATCTTTTTGGGCTGACTCAGCATCTTTATCGCTTTGCTCTTGAGCATCTTTTTCTTGCTGTTCTGTTTCGGCATCTTTAGCTGCTTGCTCAGCGTCTTTCTCAGCCTGCTCCGCTTGATCCTTTGCGGTTTGCTCAGCCTCTTGTTCTTTTTGAGTTTCTTCAGCGTCCTTTTCTGTATCTTCCGCATCCTTGTCGGCTTGCTCTGAGTCTTTGTCTTTCTCTGCCTCTGCAGCGTCTTTCTCTTGTTGCTCCGCAGCGTCCTTATTTGATTGCTCTGTGTCTTTGGCTGACTGCTCAGCAACATCCTTTTCAGCTTGCTCGGCATTATCTTTTAAGATTTGCTCTGAAGCAGCAGTATCTTTATCAAACTGCTCTGCGTCTTTGTCAGCTTCAGTATCCTTTGCAGCCTCTGTATCTTTTTCAGCTTGCTCTACAGCATCCTTCCCAGCTTGCTCAGCCCAATCTTCAACATCTTCCGCATCGTCATCATCGAAATCGTCTAAGTCTGGATCAAACTCATCTTCAAATTCATCAACAGTAATTTCAGCATTCTGAAGATCTTCTATAAGACCCAAAAGCCTCTCAATTTCTTGCTGACGATAAATGCGATCCATTTCATCGTATTCATCAGCAGGATCAAAACTAGCAAGAAAGTCAAAAAGTATCTGCTCAAGCGCAGCAATTTGCGCGTCCCTTTCTCCGGCAGTCAAAGCCATTACTTTTTATCCTTTAACGCAATTAGCTTGTCAGCACCACGAATACCAAACGATGCAGATACCGCCATAAACAATAGATACTGATACCAATCAGGAAGCCTATTAAGCTCTTCAAAGGCAATACCTATTCGATCTAGTATCTCAACGTCATTCATACTAATGCCCCACATAAGGGCAACCACAGGCGCTGACAGCAACAAAGTAAACCACTCATCCTTCCATGAGGTAGCCGTGGCAGATGCCATCAACTGCTCCCAAGATGCAGTATTCTGAATAATCTCCATCTTGGCTGTGTGCACCGCAGCTTTTTCTTCGGCCTTGTTCTTAAGAAGCTGACCAAGAAGGCTAGATACGGGCGCTATAAAAGCCTGCCACATAAATTACTTCACCATGTAAACAACAAGAGATGCACACGCGCTGACAGCAACCCAAAAGAATCGCTCAGCGTTTTTAACAGAGCTTGAGTTGGCTAACACAGCGCCCTCTAGCTCCCGTATGTCATCCTCCTGATCGTCTAGGCGTTTTTCATGCCTATCCATACGCTTGAACACAGATAGGATCTGCTCTTCGACGCGAGCAATCTGTGATACAGCTTCAGTCAGCTTGTCGAGCTTTTGCTCTATTCGATCCAGTCTGTGTTCTTCCATCGGGTTCATTTCTTTTGTTATTCAGGTTTTTCGGGCCATGTAACTTCTTGCGGAAAACCTTCCTGCTGCGGCACATCCCGTAAAGCCTGCCTGTACGCTGTCATTTCGTCTGACATGGTTACATCAGACAGCCCATAGTGATCCGTAGCCTTTAGCAAATCGTCCCGTGTAGCACGTTCTGCAGCCGCTAGCTTGGCAGTATTTGCTGCATCGTAAGTGTCTTTCTGAGCCTGCACGGTCACTACGCTAGTAGTTGTTACGCCTTCTTCGTCAGTAACCTCTTCTTCGTACTCAGTGAACATATCTCGCTCTGTCCATGCGTACACCCAGTTACTATTGGCGTCTTGCTCTACGCCGTCACGTACTACGACCTTGTAGTCACCAGAAGGCGTTGGTTGAGGTGATGCTAGTACTGGATCAATGCCTAGACTTTCACAGGTAGCTTCAGTCCATACCTTGGGTAAAGATGTGTTGGGGTTGTCGCTTCGGATTTGGCCTTGAGTTTTAACCTCACCCGTTGATCTAATGCGATATTCCGACATAGTTGATTCTCCTATGCTATTGCGTAAAACAAGTAAGTGCCGCCAGAAGCATTAAGTGCCGCTGGTGCTGATGATGTAACTGTAAAGCCGCTTGATAAAGGGTCTATATAGTCTGTGTTGGTAACTTGAGCCGCGTCACTGTTGAGCAGTAGATAGGGGTCGTTACCAGCTACGATGCCACGCACAGAATCCCACAAGTACCAATCACCAGTACTGTCTGATCGTTTAATCAACACAAACCTAGCGCCGTTAGTAAAACCGCAATCAACATTTAAGTTACTGCCTGTTCCGGTGTAGCTTCCAACCTTTGATATACCGGAGAGTGAAGCAAATAAGTAGGCTATATAATCATTTCCGTTGTTGTTGGTGGTTGAAAAATTGCCAACTGTAAACACACTGCTTGTAGGGGTCGTACTGCCAAACTGGCTAGTTGCTGTGTGCTCTCCGGCATTGGTATTTAACTTTACGGCTTTAGCGTTTCCTATTGCTGAGTGATAGACAGCCCAATCTGCGGTAAATGGGGCTCGCCTTTTAAATAACATCATTTCGGGCACAGCGCCCAAATTATGGGAAATATTTCGGGTGGAGCTGTTGCCCGTATAAGTCACAACATCAAAATAGCCGGGGGCGCGTCTCCATGCCCACCCAATAAAATTATCTGAGCTCCCGTCTGCCCAGCCATCCATATAATCCATCATGGCCGTTCCACCCTTATTAGCTTCAGTACCGGTGGTAATATCCAGCCTTCTGGGTTGAGTTAGCCTTGCCATAATGTCAAAATCTGAGGTTGACTCGTGCTGTCTAAACATACCCATATCTACTGGAAAACCAGTATCAAATCCGGGTTCGTTATTGTCACCTAAATCAACACTGAACAAATCAGTAGCCACAAACTCTGATGCTGGCTTGTGGGGTCTGCGGATGGCTACGTAGATGTATTTTGTACTTCCAAGCAACCTATAAATATTAAAGCCAGTAGGGGTTGCGTTTACAAAACCATAGTCAGCTTCTGCGGCACTTTGATCGGCGTACAGAAAAGCGTCATTACCTACATAGCTTAAATCAGCATAAGGGGTGACTATGCCTCTCATGGAATCAACAAGAAGCCAGCCCCCCGTACCATCGACCGCTTTCACTAAAATCCACTGAGGTTCAAAACCTAAATTAACACTTGCAGTTACATCATTGCTATAGTCAGTACCTGCGCTTGTGGTAAGACTTCCACACTTGATAATTGACTCGTCGGAGTCTGTGCCAAAGTCTTGGGCATCGTGAGCAAACAAATAAGCGACGTATTTACCGCCAGAGCCGTTCAAATCTTGACCGCCTCCGATAGTAAACTGCGTACTTGTTGGAGCAGTGTTATTCCACCAAGTGTAAGCATTTTCTGTGCCGGTGCCGTTTAACAAAATGCCGTATTGTTCTGGATTTGTACCGCCATTTAATTTTCGGTGATAAACTTGCCAGTCGGTGCTGCCAACGCCGCTAGGATGTACATACGACTTGACGATAATCATTCCGGGGACGCTTCCCAGATTATGGGAAATTACGCGGCCCGCGCCTGTTCCGTCACCGTCCCAAGTTACAACATCAAAAAACCCCTCTTGCTTGCGGAATGACCAGCCTACGTGTGTCCCAGCAGTTGTATAGACACTTGCTGTTCCTGTGGAGTATCCATCGGCGTTAAAAGTAGGGGCCGTAAAACCAAAGCTGGTGGTATCCCATTGAGCGTCAGCGCCGGTTGTATATATTCCGTATTGGAGGCCACGCTCAGAATCAAAAAGTGTGCTATCACCAGTAGTGCTTCTATTTTTTAACCAAATCAGACCGCCTTTGCCTTCGCCTGAGATGTACTCAGTGCCTTTCGACACAATGGTAGGTGAGCCATTAGCGGTAAAGTCACCACCTGTGCCCGCGTTTTTGCCAACAGCGTAAGCCGTTGTCATTGGGAGATATACAATTGGGTTTAGTGCGGCAAGTGATGATGCGGAAGTTGAACCGCCATTGGCGTCAATAAAGATTCTGCGATTAGACGCTGTTGATAAATCACGATAGGTGTAGTCGAGGTACATATGGGCCATGTCATCATAGAACCACCTTGCCGTGCCGTTGCCCCAAACGCCTACGTAATGCGTTGATCTAGTAAACTCTATGTTTTGATTGTTATAAGAACTCCAAGTAACAGAAGCCGCAGTATCGTTAAGATACACATATCTGTTTGAAGAATTAGCCATATCTATTGATATAAGAATATGCGTCCAGACGTTCGTTCCAATTGCCGTTGACACTGTTGCCTGTATTGTCCTAGACCCGCCATCCCATGCCTCAATACCGACATGATTGCTTTGGTCTATGTTAACCATAAACCCGTTGTCAGAAGAATCTGTGGCATACAACATTCGCTGATTATCGTCTCGCTTAGGCGGTAGAAAAACCCAGCAACTGAACGTAAACGTCTTACCATCAGCATTACCGCTTAGGTCGCTTGATCGACTTAGGGAATCAGATGTTCCGTTAAATCTCGTACTTGTTCCGTAGCCAAAGTCACCAAGATCAAGGGCATTGGGTATGTTGGCATTGTCGTTGTTGCTTGCTGTTTTCCATAAGTCAGTCGAAAACACATCGTCAACGTAAGTAGCTTCATCACCAGCAGCAGCGCCAGCAGCAGCTTCTAATAGTTTCTTTTTAGTGCTCATATCAGCCTAGCGCCTGCCCCGCAGTAAACCCGTACCAAGTAGTTCCACCGTCTCGCGTGTAAAAGACAAATACATCTTTAGCACTGGCAGTGGCTGTTAGTGTTGGTGCTGTAGCCGCAGGCCAATCGACGGCTCCGGGCCATGTCACAGTAAAACCTGAAGCACTTCCGTCTTGAATAATCTCTAGTGAAAAGCTAAAGGCTGTGCCAGAAGCAGGAGGGTTACTAAAAGTAAAAGTAGTGTTTTCTGTTAGTGTGTGACTAAAGGCATTGCCAGCCTCACAGTTAACAGCAGTAGCGTTACTTGAACTGGTAACAGCAGCGTAAGTTTCATTGTAGCTATCAACAATTAACTCACCAGTAACGTTTACATCGCCCGTGTAAGCCGCTGTAACAACAGGTGAGCCACTCTTTTGCAGATTACCTGTGAAGTTAGCGGTAGAGTCTGAGTAAGCTGCGTAGCCGCCTGTATCAATCAAGTAACTAGCTGAGTTCCACGCTGTAGACCCATCACCTGCTTTAATTTTAAGAGTATCTGTTTCAAGACCTAACTCGCCTTGAGCTAGTGTTGGATTAGCAGAAGTCCAGTTTGTCGCTGTATCTCTGCGTATTTGAATTATGCTTGCCATGATTATGCACCGCCTCCATTAAAATTCTGAGCTGTAAGATAAGTTGAATTAGCAAAACCACCGTCCAGCCCTGCACCGGAAGTACCCGCTATAAACTTTGATGTGCCGCTGTCAAAAACTAA